TCAGAACGCCCCCCACCTTGCGGAATAGCTGCCATACTTGGCCAGCATCGCGGCTTCCCTCAGTTGGGCACGTGTTGTGCCCCATTTCTGAATCTGCTCCTCAGCGCTGTAGTCGGCCATTTCATTCCATTGGCCGAGCGGCACACCGTACTTCATCGCCGGTTCCGCCGCTTCCGGTGCCGGGGCTTCGGGCGTTGCCGGGGTCGTTTCCTCAAACTCCGGCGGTTCCGGCGCAGGCGCATTGGCCGGGGTCTCCGGGGTCGTCTCCTCGAACGACGGCGCTGCCAACTGCAAGGGCGCGGGTCTGGCGGTCACCTGTCGCGGCTCGCCCGCGTCAACCACATCGCCCGGCTGCTCCGGCTGCCGCTCGGCGGGTTCGACAGGCAACACTTCGGGCGTAATCGGGCGGTTCCGCATCCACTGCGCCGCCTGTCCCGCCTTCGCATCCAAGTAGTCGTTCGCCCGGTTCCAAACCTGCTTCACGCCGGGAATCTCCGCGCCCGCCGCGTGCGCGCCCGCCAGCGTGCCAAAGCCCAGGTCCGCTACGCCGCCGACCGTCAATTGCGCGATCTTCTTGTAATCACGCTCGCCGTCCGGCTTGCGGATTTCCGCCAGCAGTTGCTGCGCGGTGTCTGGCGCTTGGCTCAGCATTTGCCCCGCAAAGCCGAGACTTACCACCCGCTGCGCCGCTTTCGGCAACGCCCCGATGCCCAGCGTCAAGGCCCCGGCCGGGCTTTGGAACGTCAGCGCTAAATCTTCCACGGCGTCCCCTGCCCCTTGGGCCAGCCGTTCCGCCACCGGGGGGAGTGGTGCCACCTTGTCCGGGTCCAACCCGTGGGCCGTGGCCTTGGCCCGCATATCCATCACCGCCTGGTATTCGTTGTCCCGGATGCCTTGCATCGTCTGCACATATTCCGTCGTGGACTTCGGCGCGCTCCATGCCGTTTGCCACAACTGCCCGGCAAGGCCCGGCGTTTCAAGCTCCGGCGCTTTCTTCGACGCGATAAACCGTCCCAACTGGTCTTGCTGTTCGGGCGTCTGGGCCAGCGGCGCCAGCGCTTGAATCGTCAAATCTGTCTCCGTGGGATGCAATGCCGAGTAATCGGCGAACGAAAGATTCGCCGGGTTGCGCAAGCCCGCCATCGCCGCCTGTCCGCCCTCGTCCACCCGCCGTTTTGCAATGTCCGGCTCAGTGTCCTCGAACGACGGCGGCGCGCTCGTGCTGTCCCACGTCGGCGTCTGTTCTTCCTGTGTCTCGTCCCAGGTGGGCGCGTCAGTTGGCATAACGTAAGAACTGTTTCGTCTTCAGGTCGAAGACCGCCTTGCGCCCGTCTTTCGTCAGGCGTGTAACCTCGTTCGTTCCGGCCCCGCCCCCGCCGGCGGCGGGCGTGCCCGTGCCCCCGCCGCCCAACGCCCCCGCCAGCGCCTGCCCGGGGGTTTGTGCGCCCATCGTCTTGAGAATGCGCCCATTCTTGTCCGTCAGGACATTCACGCCGTTTACCGCCGAGACCGTCGAGCCTTCCGGGTATCCCAATTCCTTCAATTGGGACCAGCTCTTGCCGTTCCAAAACATCTTGCCGTCCGGGGAATAAACCGGCTGGCTCTGCACCTTGGGCACCACAAAACCCTCGTTGCCATAGCCAGCCAGCGTGCTATCCGTACCAGGAATATCCGTGAATGTCGGCTTCGGGGCCGTCTTTTGCAGCCCTGCCGCCGTCGTCGGGTTGTTGATCTTATCCCACTGCGACAAACTGCTCATCACCTGTGGGAGAATGCGCCCGCTCATGCCGGGCGTATTCTTGGCCGCGTACTGCATCCGATCTTCTGGCGACATATCCACGTCCTCGCCCGTATCCGGGTCCGTGTCCTTCGGCGCGGTCAAATAGTTTTGCAGAAATTGCCCCGCCGTCGCGTCGTCCTTTGCCCGCTGCTCGCGCATATCGCCAAAACTCTGGTAATACTTTCCCCGCGCCAGTTGCTCCTGGATGTTGGCCTGCTGTTGCTGCTGCTGCCTTTGGGCCGCATGGCCCTGCACAAAGCCCTCCAAGTCCGACAAGCCCATCGAATGGCTGGCCGCGATGATCTGCTTTTGCTTGTCCGGGTCCGGCTCGTCCTGCGCGTACGCCTTCACCACCTGTCGCAGCGCCCTGGCCTTGTCGGCATCCGCCGTGTAATCCTTCACGCCCTCTTGCGCCCCCTGCGCGCCCGCCGCCCAGCGTTGGGCAAATGTCGGCGTGCCATTCGTGCCGTCGCCATTCACCACCTGTTGTGGGTTCGCAAAGCCGTTGACGAAGCCGCCCAGCGTTTGTCCAATGCTGGTGCCCGCCGCCTCCAAGTTAGGAGGTGTATATCCCATATCAGTTCCCTTTCTCCGCTGCCGCGCAGGCCAGATTATACCCGCGCAATTCCAAGCTCACTTTTCGGCGGTGCTCCCAGCCGCCGCAAATGTCCGCCACCACCAAAATCAATTCCATCCCCACATGCCGCGCATAGTCCGCCCACTCCCGTTTCGCCGGGTCGCTGCTGCGCTCCCATGCCACCGAATCCGCGTACGTGCTGATACAGGTCCGCATGGCCGTGTTCAGCGCCGCCGCGTGCCGCAGGAAGAACGGATGACAGTACACGTTCTGCCCCAGCACCATCGCCCGAATCGTCGCTTCCGGGTCGGGCCGCAAATCAATCACGTCGTCCGCCGCGTGAAAATACGCCAGCGTGCGCTGCACGAAATCTATCGCCAGTGCCTCCCCTTTGCAGGCGTGGTCAATCATTTCCCTTTCCATGTCCTCCGTCGTCATAGGTTCTTCATTGCCCCAAGGACGCCATTCAGCGCGCCACTGCCCGCGTCCACCCCCATTGAAATGCCCGCGTTATTGTTCATCGCGCTGTCTTCGCTCACCGCCAGTTGATTGCTCATGATATTCGTCAAGTCCGTCTGCGGGTTGAACTCGTTGGATTGCGCACTCGCCGCCGAACTGCCCCCGAACGATGCCAGGCTTCCCGCCGACATTCCCGCATTGCTGTCCATCCCGGAAATTGCCGCCGTGGGATTCCCATAGAATCCCTGAAGTGTCGGCACCAGCCCTTGCGCCTCCCCCATGCGTTGCTGGTAAAGTTGCTGCCCGTAATTCGTGTCCGCCATGGACTCGTTGAACACGTCCGATGGCCCGTAGCCCAGGCCCCGCGCCGCCTCCCCGCCGCGCACGCTCTGGTTCATTTGCAATTGTTCCGCTGGCGTCAACTGCGTCCCGTAGCTCAATTGCTGGTTCGCGTTGCTCGTCAGCGTGTCCAACAGCCCCGCCGCGCCCGGATTTGCCGCCCGCTCTTCGGAAATGTATTGCGGTGTCAGCGCCGCCGCGTCGGTCAAATTCGCCTGCCGGATTTGCGTGTTCGCCGCCGTTTGCGCGCTCGTCAAATCTGGCATGATCGTATTCTCATACGTGCTCAGGAAGCCCGGCTGCCCGTTTTGGCCGCCCAAAAACGAATTCAAATTGCTCAAGTCCAGTTGCGTGTACAACGGGCTGTAAGCCGCGTTCGCCGCATAAACCTGCGGCGCGTATTTGACTTCCGCCGCCAGTGTTTGCCCCATGCCCGTGTTGGGGGTGGGGGTGGATGGATTCTCAAAACACATATCAAAATTCCTTCCTGAACAGCCGCACGTCGCCCAGCGGCTTGTAGCCCATTCGTTCCATGAACGGCAGCAGCGGACTCGTCAGCGAGCACGGGCAGGCAATGACGCCCCCCCATCTGCCGCAACGCTTCTTCCGCCTGCCGCCACGCCCGGAAGCTTTCCGGCCCGCTCAATTTATGGGTGTCCAGCCAGGCGTACATCATCCGCACTTTGCCCAGGCTGGCATACCCCACCATGTCCCCGCCCCGCGTGATCGCGTGCGTCGGGTCAATCACGGCATGGTTGCCATCGGCCCGCGCCGCCTCCGCCAGCGCGGGCCATTGGTCCAGCGTCATCGGTGCCAGCAAAATGGGTGGCCTAGAATTCATAGCCAGTAATCAGCAGCCGGTTGATCCCACCCGTCGTGGACGACTTCACAAAGACCGTCTGCGGCGTCGTCACCGCCACGTCAAAGAACGCCGCGCCCACCGAAAACCCGTCCAGCACCGCCGCCCCGGTCCCCACTCCGTAGCACGCCCCCGTCCCGTTCGCGTCATTCGCCACCCCGCATCCCCCTGCCCCCACCGTGCCCACCATGCCGTAGGCCCGCTTGGCGATGACCGGCAGCCCGGAAACCGTCCCGCCCGTGGGATTCGTGGTTTGCGCCGCCCACCCCGTCGTCAGCACTTGGCTGGTGAAAATCACCGATTCCTGCGTGTACATCCGCCGGTTGAAGGCCCGGAAATACGGGAATTGGTTGCTCGTATTCGTGAACACCGCGCCCACCAAGGCGTAATACGTGTAGCCGGTTGGCAGCGCCGCAGGCGCAGGCTGGCCGGTTGAAATCAACGCCTGCACCGTGGGCGTCGTCGCCGTCGGCCCGTTGCTGATGACATAGACGTAATACCATGTGCTCGCCGCCACCGTCCCCGTGTCCAGCCCGTTGACGCCACTGGCCAGGCTGTTGGCGGTCACGTTCACATTGCGCACCCGGTAATAATTGTCGTTCGCATCCTTCAAAACCAATTCGTCCGCCGTCGTCGTCACCTGCGTCAGCGGCGTGGTGGCATTGTTCGTGCAAACGCAATTGGTCCTGCCCGCCACCGGCCCGGCTGCCTGCGACACAAACAAGTTGCTCAAGAACCCCGCCGCAAACGGGGCCGCGCCCGTGCCGTCCGGCGTGAACGTGCCCGTGGCCACCTTCGCTTCCGTCACCGCCCCGTCCGCCAAAATCGGCGTCGTCACCGCCTGCGCGCCAAGCTGCTGCGTGCTCAACTGCCCTTGCAACTGAATCGCAGGCTGCCCCAAGGCATTCAGCTTCGCGTTTGTCAACAGTTCGCCCGTCGTGAATTGATACCCCGGAGTAAGTGCAATACTGATGGCGCTCATACAATTGGTCCCTTGATGTCCATGCCCGGCTCCGCGTCAATGCGCAGGCCCGCCAACTTCATTTTCCCCTGGGTGTTGGTAATCGCCACCTGGTAGCTCTTGCCGCCCAGCCTGCCCACCCGCCGCGTGTCCAAAGCCTCCTGGAATTGGTCCACCACCAACCCACTGCCAAGGTTCAGCCCCGCAAAAGTTGCCACCGTGGCCGTGCATAGCACGTTAAACGGTCCGCCGCCAGGTTGGGGAGCCATGCCCAGGCTGCAAACCTCTACCGTCGCCACGAAGGTTCCCGCGCCGTACAGCCTCGTTGCCCCGCATTGCAGAAAAGCATCATTCGGCCCCGGCGTGTACAGATAGGTGGCTCCCACTGTCAGCCCCACTAAACACGAATAGTTGTTCCCCTGCGTGTAAAACTGGCAGCTCGGCACCAAGTTCGGTCCGGTCACCGTGGCCAGCGTCACGCTGTAATCCTCCCGCCAAGGCGTGTTCCAATCATTGTTGATGTTCGTCGGGTTCCAATTCTGCGCCGTAAACGGACGGTCATACTTGATATTGCTCCGCGTCACGTTCGTCGCGCAGGTCGTAACATTGTTTACCCCCGTGTACACCACCTGCACCGTGTAGCACGGGTTGAACGTCGCCAGCGAAAGCCCCGTCTCGGTCGGTCGTGGCAAGCCCTTGACGCTCGCCCCGTACGCCCGGCTCAGTGCGTAAGTCGTAATCGGCACCCATGCCAACCCCTGCGGGCCGTTCCCCGCCACCTGGTCGTCACAGTCGCTTTCCTCCATCAGATTCACGTAGCCGCTCGGGTCGAGAAAAAAGTGCCGGTCTTCCCCGTTCAGCGTCAGCCGGTGAAACTCCATCACCTGCATTGCGCTCCCCGTGTCCAGCCCCGCCCACCCCTGCGTCATCACGCCCGATTCCCAAACATTGTTGCCCATGCGGACGGAGGCCTTGAAATCGTAAACCAAAATGCACGGCCCGATGTTCTGCACGTACACCGACAGGTAAAGCTTGTTGTCCCAATGCGACATGCGGAACGTGTCCGCCTTCGTCCAATCAATCGCGTCCATCGTCGGCTGAATCGGCGCGCTCAACGGCACGTTGACCGACAACATCACTCCCAAATCCGTTTGCCGGATGACCATGACCCCGTACGTGGGCGATAGGAAATAGGCATTGCTGCCCACCACCGCCCAGCTTCGCGGCCCGGCTGCGCCATATTCCGTGCTGCGCACGTCCAGCGTCACCCCGCTCAAATCGCCCGTGATTCCGCTCAACAGCGCCCACGACTTGTCCTTCAACACCACCACTTGCCCGCTCGTGCTGCTGCTGCCGAATTTGAACAGGTCCACAATCTCGTCACTGCCGCCCTGGTTGATGCGGAACTCGTCCATGAACGTGAAATGGATATAGTCCTCGTAATTCGTCGCCACGATGAAATCCACCTTGCCGTAACTGCCCCCGTTAAACGTCTGGTAATTGTCCACGCTGCTTGGCTCGTACGCCGTGGGCACCAGCAACAGGTTGTTGACGAACAGCGCCGTGTCGGCGTTGGGCAGGATGTTGTAACAGCGCTGCCACGCGCTCGGATTCGTATCCGGCGTTTGCCCCGCCAGCACCCGGCTCGTCTGCGCCACATACACCAAGCCCGCCGTGGCATTGGCACCCGGAGCGCTCCCCATCGTGTAAACAAACGTGTTCGGCCCCGTCACCGTGATACTAAACGTCCCGTTGTAGGCCGCCTGCGGCACCGCGCTGATGGTCACGTAATCGCCCGTCACGAAGTTGTGCGGACTCTGTGTGGTCGCCACCGCCGTTTGCAGGTTCGTGGTCGTCACTGTGATCGTCCCCGTCGCTGGCGACGTGGTCCCGGCCGTCATGACATAGGTGAACTGGCTGGAATTCAGCACCGTCACGTTAAACGTCCCGTTATAGGGCGAACCCGCAGGCGCGGCCCCGGCAATCGTGACCGACTGCCCGGTAGTCAGCCCGTGCCCAAATCGCGTGGCCGTCGCCAAAGTGTTGTTCGGCGGTGTCATGAGGGGCGAGCCGGTTGCCGCCCCGCTCGGCACCGTCGCCATAAAATAAGTGAACGTCGTGGCACTCAACACCGTCACCACGGCTGCCGCCACGTTGTAGGCCGTTTGATTTGCGCCGCTCATGGCGACGGTCCACCCCGAAGTCAATCCGTGCGCCGTGGCCGTCGTCGCCGTCGCCAGCAGGGTTGCCGCCGCCGACCAAGTTGCCGACGTGCTGGTTTCATTCCCGCTCGGCGCTTGCACCAAGGTGTACGTGAACGTGTTCCCATCCGGCACCGTCGCCACCGTAAAAGTGCCGTTGTAGGCCGCGTGTGTCGCGCCCGTGATCGTCACCGAAGCCCCCACCACCAAGCCGTGATTCGGGCTGATGCACGTCGCCACCCCGTTCGCTTTGGTAAAGGACGAAATCGCCACGTTGGTGCGGGCGCAGGTGATCGTTGCCGCCAGCGCCGCCGGGCTGGTCAAGCTGGTCAGTTGGAACTGCAACCCCACTTGCTGCGTCAGACTGGTAATGTTCGCCGTGCTGCCCAGCGCCGTCCAATAATACGCGTTGTTGGTGACTTGAATCGTGCCCGTTGCCTGCGCCACCGTCACGTAACTCAACACATACGTGAACGTGTAGCCGTCCACCACCGTAATCGGAAACCGGCCATTGAACGTGTTTTCATTCGCCCCCGCAATCGTCACGTCTGCGCCCGTCACATAGCCATGGGGTGCCACCGTCACGCACGTCGCCACCCCGTTGGCCCACGTTAAAGCGCTTACCGCCTGATACGGTCCATAAGACATTTCATCTGCCGTCTGCCCCGCCGCCGTCACCGCCGCGTTATACACCGTCGTCGGGTCGTACTGCGGCAGCAAATCCGTAAACCCCGTGTCAATGTCCGCCAGCAGCAGCGGGGCGAGATACCGGCCCCGGAACAGGAAAAGCTGGTCAAATGCCTGGACAAACCGGCACGGCCCGGCAATCGCCACCCCCTGCGGAATCGGCACCGTCGTATTGTAGTTATGCGGGCAGGTACACCACACATAGCCGCCCGCCGCCACCAACTGCCATTCCACTCCGTTTGGGTCGCGGAATACGCCGCTCCCATACGGCGTGCCCAGCCCCGTGATTCCCAGCCCGCCGATGGTGGTGGCATTCGCCCAGGCCGGTTTGGTCACCCCCTTTCGAGTTTGCGGCACCCCATCCGAAAACCGCAGATTCCGGCCATCGTTCAACAGGCCCGCCGACAGTGTGCGGGCGTCCCGTTGATCTACTGCCCACAGCAGCGCTTCCCCCGTGTCGGCGGGTTTCGCCTGCTGAATCGAAGCAATGTTCGGATTGGCAATCATCGCCTTACTTGCCTGCCGTCACCACGCCATTGGTCGTTGTCACGGACGCGTTCCCCGTCAAGATGTCGGTTTCGTCCCAGGCTGCCGTATCCACCCCCGCCACGCCGTTCGTGGCCACCCCGCCCGCCAAGGCGTTCGCGTTCGCCGTGCCGCGTGTCCGCATCCGCACGGCCACGTCCGTCGTTGTCACCGGCCCCGCGTTCGTCGTGGTCGGTTGGAACACGTCCGCGTGCTTCCACATGCCGCCAATGAACGTCAGCCCAAGAAACGATTCGCCGCCCGAGTACGGGATGGGCACCGCCATGTTGACGTACGCGCCCGTCCCCGATGTGGCTTGCGAAATTTGGTAGCTCTTGCACCCGGCCAGCGCCAGCACCGCCACCACCAGCAGCGTCACCACGGACGCGCCGCCCTTGCCGTCGCCTTCGTCGAACAGCGCCCGCAGTTCCGCCGCAATCGCCTGCCGCTTGTCCCACAGGGAATGCAGCACCGCCGCCAGCACGCACAGCGCGCCGTAAACCTTGTCCGGCTCGTCGCTCGTCAGGAAGCCCTTGGTCACCAGCCACGCGCCTGCGGCGTTCAGCGCATGCCGCGCAATCGCCCTCACAATTTCCGATTTAATCCAGTTCATACCCTGTTGCCCTTTCTAGTTGTTGTTTGTCGTCAAATCAGTCCTGCGGCGGCTCATTCCGGTGTTGCCATTCCCGCCGCAACTTCAGCAGCCACACCACCAGCGCCACCGTGCCCACCAGCCCGCCCACAATGGCGTCGTAATGCGCAATCAGCCACGTTCCCGCCGTTGACAGCGTGCCCGCCGCCAGTACCGTTAAATTTTTCATCTCGTTTACGGTGCCCAATACAGGCTGTTGTTCGTGTACCGCAGTGCGTAGCCATTCACCGGCGCGGCCCCGGGGGCAAGGTTGAATGCGTGACCATACAGGTTCGTGATTCCCATCCCACTGCCCACAAATCCATTTTGATTGATCGCGCCGCCGCCGATGCCGTTCACCAGGGTCATCGTCAAGTCGTTGTTTTGGTACGTCTCGATTATGGTCCCATTTGCGTACACCCCGGCCACATAGTTTGTTTCCACATACTGGCCACCGGCCTGAACTATTGCGCCGCCCATCAGCTCCCCCCAGTTAATCGGGTTGCCCGGAAAATCGTTGTCCAAAACCACGGCATTGTCGCTGGTAAACAAATTATAGCCGCTCATTTGCCAAGCAGCCCCGTCCAGCCTCAAATATGAACCGTCCACCCACATATCAATGCCGTTCATATATGGATAATAGTTCCTGACGTACGCCCCATAATTTGCATTATGGCCGGAATATATTCCGGCTCCCTGACTTAACCAGCAACTTGTCGGATACCCGTTTGTCCACCAACCCACGAAGTAAGCCCCGGTTGAGTCGCAGTTGAGATAGCTATTGCCAATGTTCAAATACCCGGCCCCCAAAATCAACGCCAGGCAATCTTTGATGCCCCACATTTGGCCAACCGCAACGGCTTCCCCAATCGTCGAAATGACTTCATTAGGGCCTAGCGGATTATGGGCGTTATATTGCGAAACGTTCAGCGTCGAACCGCCTTCGGGATAGCCGAACACGTCTGCGCCAAACACGCCCACCCGTTCTTGATATAATTCACTGCACCAGCCGGAGATAAGCACACATGGAAAGTTGGTTGCCGGTTGCACATAAAAGTCCTTGAACACGAAATTGCAACCTAATGGATTTGCGCTAAGACTGCCAATCAACAGATTGGTTATCACCGGCACAAGTTGCACCAGTCCAACTGCGGTGCAACCGTATTGCTGCCCGGCATATTCTGGCAGCGCCGCCATGACTTGCGCCGCCGTGAAGAGATTCGTCGGCCCAACGTAACGCAAACCGGTGGCCCACATGCCCGCGCCCTCAATGATGAAGTTATTGGTTAATTGGATTGGCGTTGAGAACGGGTATGTACCCGACAGGAGGGTGACTTTAATTCCTGATGGCTGGTTGGTAAGCAGCGGCGATGCGGCCTGAATTTCCGAAAAGCCCGCCGTGGTGGAATTGGAAAAGGTGTACCGTTGCCCGTTGTAATACGCCGTCTTATTCGTCAGCAGCAGCCAGGTGGCATAATTCGTCACCACCCCCGCCCCCGCCAGCGTTTGCGGCGTCACAAAATGGTACGCGTCCGTGCCCGCCTGCACCTGCGCCTGCGTGGCCGGAGCCGTGTTCACATACGCCCGCGCCGAGCACGCCAGCGTCACCCCCAAAAGAATTGCCATGACCGTTTTCATCAATAGTCCTGCCTCCAATCGAACCGTCTCACCTGTTGTTGTTGCCGTTGCAGCTTGTCGGCTTCCAGTTCCAAAGCCTGCTGCGCCATCGCTTCCCGCGCCGCCGAACCCTGTTGGTCGCCGTTCGCCATGAGATAGTCCGCCAAGCCCCCTTCAATCAGGTATTGCCGGAAAATGTACGGAATCTGCACCATCGCAAAACTGGCGGGCGTGGTGTCCGGGTTTTGCCCCGGTGTCGTCGCCGTCGTCACCGTGTAGAAGTTCCCCGGCCCCGCCGCCGACACGTAATACACCTGCGCGCCCGCCAAATAGCTCAAAGCCGCGTTCCACGCGTCACCCAGCAGAAACGGACGCTGCAACCGGTACAGAATCCACACGTAGCTGAAATTCGTTGACGCGGGCATCCAGCCGTAATTGAACGTGTTCCGCAGTTGCACGAACTGCGCGCCGTCCTGGTCCAGCACAAAGGGCATCTTCACCAACTTCGTGGTCACTCGCGGGTCCGCGTCCCAGGCCCCCATGATTTCGCCAATGGAATTCGCCGCCCAGGGCTGGTTAAAAGACACGTTGCGCTCGAACACCGTCAGCAAGCCCCAATTGGCCGGAATCCATTGCTCGTCCGGCGCGCCCGTGTTCACGATGCGCTGATAGAAATTCAAGTCCTCCATGTTTTGGACCTGCGTGCCAATCACGTACGTGGCCGTGAAGTCCACCGGGTCCGCCGTGTAGCTCGTCCGGCACTGCGCCCAATACTGCGAATTTTCATTGCCGTCCAGCGTCGGCGGCTGGCTTACCATGCTCGCCGTGGCCGGAGCCGGAGCCGTGCCCGTAATCACCGTGCCCCACGCGCCCGTCAAGTCGCCGTTGCTGTAAAGCTGGTTTCCATTGTTGTCTTGCAGCACCCAAGTCCCGTTGCTCTGCGCAATGGTGTAGCCGAGATACGACACGTAGGCCGTCCCGTTCCATTGGTACACGTCGTTTGCGTCCGGCGCGCCCGCGCCAGCGATTTGCACCGCCGTCACCGTCGTCGCCTGCAACGCTTGAAAATACTGTTGCGTTTCCGGGTCCAGCACTTCCGCCCCCGCCGGATACGCCGTCTGCCCCGTTTCGTCGTAAGGTGCCCGGAACGTCCGTTGCTCCAACGGGCACAGTTCCGGCCAGCGATGGATTTCCCACGCGATTTGCAAGCGCCGGTCATGGAACGCCCGAATCATCTGAAATTCGGGCGTGCTCAGAAATTGTGCGTTGATGCCCGCCAGTGCCGACGTTACCGCCAGCACTTCACTGTAATTGCAAGTTCGCATCCCAGCCCTTTTCCCTTGTCGTCAATCCCACCGGTTTCCGGCTTTCCGGCCCCGGCATCCATCCCACCATGATTTCATGCGTGCCCCGGCTGTGTACTGCAATTTCCGGGTTGCGCTTCACCAAGAATTTCATCAAGTCCGGGTCATGGGTGTAATTCTTGCCGTAGCACTCGCGCCAATACGCGTCGAACACCGGGTCCAGCATGATGGTCCGCTCGCCAAAGCCATCCTTGGCCAGCGGGCGCTGCACGTAATTCAGAAACGCAATCCGCCGCTGGCGGTTGGCCGCTCGCACCAATTGTTCGTTGTAGTCATGCCGCAATATCTCATCCACCTTCGTTGCGGTGGCCGCGTCCAGTCTTGAGAAATCCACTTCCATATAGCCCTGCCCTGTGCTGCCCTGCCCTGTTTCGGTAAGTGGTGGCGGCGGGGGGGAAAAAAAACACGAAATGCCCCGCCGCCACACTGGTCCTGCACCTAAGTTTAGGTTCCGGTCACGAACTGCTGTTCACTCGGGTCACTCAGCGCCAACAGAATGTCGAATTGGCCAACGCCGTTTGCGCCCAGCAAACTCACGTTCGCGCCGGTCGTGTTGATCGTCGCCGTCAACGCCCCGTTGTTGTTCGTGATGTCGTTGGACGAAAACGCGTAGGTAGTGGCGCTCGCCACCACGTCCTTGCTGTTCGTGCCGCCCACGCCGTTCGCCGTCATCAAGTCGGTTTGCGCCGCCGTGACGTAGCGGGTAGCGTTCGCCTTGTCCCCCACCGTGGCATTGATGGCAGTCACGCCGGTCCCCGAAAACGGGGTTACCAAGCGAGTCGTCACCTTCTCCACCGTGAAGCCCGCAGGCAACGAATTCAGCGTCGAGTCCGCCATGGGCAGGCCCGTTTGCTGGTTGTACCCGTCCGCACTGCCATCCGGAAAGACGGTGAATGTTTGGGTGAGTGCCGCCGCCGTGCAATCGGACGCAAAGATACTGACCTTGTGCGTGAAGCCCGTCAGCGCCACCGTTTCAAAAGGAAGAGGAGTAATCTTCATGTTATAAGTCTTTCAATCTTGTTTCAGTTGTCGGTTCAAGTTGCCCCGCCCGTTGTGGGGGCGGGGCCGTCAATTATCAAACGTCGCTGGGAGCAACCTTCATTTCGCCAATCGGGTTCCAGCACAGGAACATCAAAATGGCGTCAATCGCCGCTTTGTAGCTGCCGCCTTTGAATTCCGGCTTGTACACCGTGGGTTTCTGGTTCCACAGCCACGCCCAGCGCTCGGTGTTCAGGAAGTAACCGCGCCAGTCACCCATGACCGCATCCGTGCCGCCGCCGGCGCCAGCCTGGAATCCGGGCTGCGCATTCCAGCGGGTCAGGTGCAACTCGATCTTGCCCCAATCGCTGTCGTACACGTCCACCGTGTTGCCCAGGATGGTGGAGTCTTCGCCGCGTGTGATAATGCGCGCCGTCGCCTGCGTGTTGGCCGTGGTCGGCACGTAGAACTGGAACATGCCAAACGCCTTCTTCAACTGCGTGCCCACAAAACCCGCCTTCATGCCCTTGGTGCCCGTTGCCTTCCAAGCGGATTGCAACGCGGTTTTAATCATGTCTTCCGTCAGTGACGTGCTGGCGGTCGTCACGATCTGTGCCGTGTTCGGGCGTATAGTCGGGTCAACCACCGTGCCCGCGTCCGTCTGCGCCGTGGACTGAATCCACACGCCGACGCCACGGAACTTGTGACCCGTCTTGCCGTCGTCCACGTACTCGCCCTGGTCGCCAGCGGCGGAGCATTCGATTTCACGCGCCATTTCCGTCATCTTCTTGGGGATTTCGTGCGCCAGCTCGTCCTGGATGCCCGCCGTATCAGTCACCTCTTCGGCCAGCTTGGAAACCGCCGCCGTTTTCACGAACCATTGGCAACGCGCCGTAAGCTCGCGCCGGTTCTGGCCCGCGCTGGTGAACGTGTCCCAATCCTTGCCGTCCGGCCACGCGTTCTGCATGGGAGGCGTGTACGTATCGGCCTGGTAATGCTTCACGATGTTGACGGGTTTCGGCCCCTTGGGCAGCACCCGGAGCATGGGGGTTTCATGCTCATCGGACAGGGTGATATAATTCGCCCAATCCGTCTTCTTACCCACTACGTTTCGTTCAAGTAACATAACTTTTTCCTATTCTTGAAACCCCTTTTGGCCAGCGGCAGCTTGCCGCCTACGCCTCCGCCAAGGCGGCGCGTGCCAATTCCACGGCATTATCACGTGAGGGAACTTTCGAGAATGCAGCGCTGGCCGCGTCGCTCGGTTTCGGCTTCATGGCCGTCGCCGTTCGAGTCGCCCGATTCCCAGCCGGGATCTTCGGGGGCGGTGTCTTGGCCGCAGGCTTTCCGCCCTTGCCATTCGCCGCCGCAAGCTGCTGCTGATACGCCTTGTAACCGAGCATATAGATGCCAATTACGAGGTCATGATTCGGCAATCGCGTCGGCAGGTCCGGCAACAGCCTCAGCATGGTCGCCTTCACTTGCTGTTCCGGTGCCTTCGGGTCCGCCAGCCACGGGAAATCGCGTTGCGCTTGCGCGCCCGCTGCCCGCTCTTCGGTCCGGAAGGTTTGCAACCGCTGCCGCTGTTGCGGCAGTTCGTCGCGCAGGTAAGAGTTGATTTGGCGGACTTGACGTTTCAGGCCCATGGCGTCCAAACCGTTGGCTTCCATGAAGCGCTCGATTTTGGTCCGCTCTTCCGGCGTCGCTGATTCGTCTAAGTACGCTTCCGCATTATCCAGAAACTTCCGCGCCGACCGTTCCGCCGTCGCCAGTTCCTTCTCGTTCGGAATGCCGAACGTGCCGGGTTGGGCCGGGCGGTTTGGGTCATTTCGCAGTTGTTCCGCTTCGGCTTGCAGCGTTTTTAACGCCGCCTCCGCCGTCTCCGCCCGCCGCGTGGCCGTTTCCTTGTCTGCGGTCAGCCGTCCGATTCGTTTATTGACCACCCGTTGCAAACTGTCCGGGAGTGCTCCGCCTTTGGCTTCCCACTCATCCAGCGCCGTCTGCATTTCCGGGGACAAATCCGCACCGTCTTGCTGTTCGCCCTCGCCATCTGCTTTCGCTTCCGGCTGCTCTTCCTGCTGCGGCTGCTCTGCCGCCGCTTCCGCGTTCTCGCCATCCTGGCTCTCGTGAGTTTCCGTTACGGCTTCCGCGTCCGGTGGAGTTTCTTGACCGGGCTTTTCCGCCGTGTCCTCTTTGGCAAATTCCGAATTCAAAAGGCCGGAAATGCCATCGGACGTTAAATTGCTCGCCTTCAGTGTGGTTGATTCTCCGGGCTGCCCCACAGCGCCCGACCCCGATTTGTCGTTTTCCGTATTCATGCTCTTCGCAAGTTGTCAGTCGCTTCTACTGGCCCGACCGTGAGCCAGCGCCATCAAGTCACAAACGTGGAAGCCATGGAAGAGCCTGCCCGTAGGGTTGGGACAGTTTTGCGGGAGTTAGGACACTTTTGCCGCCGTCGCCGTTACCAAAATGGGACTTGCATTCTTCGGTGAGACGCTTTTTAATAAACCAGTCGCGTGATTATACGCACAGTCAGATGTCGTTCGCTTTTTAATTTTATGGGACTCCTCGAATATCTCGACAAGCTCGTTACAGAGCATGGCTCTGCCGCTGTTCTGGACAAACATCTAGCTTTCGTCCGCGAGCAGGCCGGGGTGCTCACGAGACAGGTGGAAGCACTTCAGCGAGAAAATACCACACTGAATGAGCGACTTCGCCAGTGTAACGAACAGCTTGCTTCCAAGACGGCAGCCGATGATTTTGTCGAGCACCGGGGCGCATTGTTCAAGCGGAAGCCAGGCGGCGGTTATCACCAGGCAGTATATTGTCCAGTGTGCCGAACTCCCGCTGGGTCGCATCATACATTGCCCTACGATTGTCGTTGTGGTTGGAGTGCGGATTTTTCCAAATTCGATTTGGATCGCATTTTGACAGAGCTACGATGACCCTACTCACTAAAGGGCGGAAACTGCCAAATGATCGGAACTAACAAGAGGCGGCAGCCAAATCGCGGTTCAGCCATTAGGCCATAAATTACTCGCTCTCTCTGAAGTTCTTCGCTCGCTGTTCTGCCGTTGCCTGCAACGACCGCAGCGCCTGCGCGAAATCGTATGCGGCTGCTGATCGCCCGGCGTTGAATTGGCGTTGCTCGTTCGTCAAATTCGGTGCCAGCGCCGTTTCGTGCTCGTTCATGGCGTGCTCATCCGCGTAGCTCAGGACGGCTTTCCAAATCGGATGTTCTGCCGCGCCCGCCAGCGCCAGCACCCTTTCCGTTTCCTGCCGGTGTTTTTCCTCCGGCGTCACCACTAGGGGCCGCTTGAATAGTTGGGATAATTTCATTGTTGTGCCATCGGCTTCACGCCGATTTTGCCAATCGTCTTGTTCTGTTGCTGTTCAACGCTCATCTGCAAATTCTTCGCGTACAGTTCCAGCAATTCCTTGAACCGTTTGTCATTCTTGGCCAACTGCGCCACGTTCGGATTGCTCTGGATTAGCTGTTGCAGGAATTGCTGCTTCGGACCCGCTGCCGGATCGTTCTCGGTATAATTGGCCTCAAAGCCCAGCATCATGTTGCCTAGGTTCTTCTGTACTTCCTCGAACATCTTTTGGCTGGCGCTCCGCTTGTCCTGCACCAATTGCTGCGCAAGCTGCGGGTCCACCGCGCGCGCCTCGTACGCCGTCAGCGCGCCACGATCAATTGCCCCCGTCACGTCCGCCGGGATGATCTTGGTGTTGAACGTGTCCAGCTTCTGAAGCAGGTAATCCGGGTTCAAGTCCTTCACGTCGAATTCCAGTCCGATGGCCAGCGAGTCCGCCACCAAGAACGGGTCCAGATTCGCCAATGCCTGGTTCCCGGTTACGCGCACGATCTCCTCCGGGTTGTATTGCAATTCCAGCGCAAACACCATCGTCAGCACCGCCCCCCAAAACGTGTAATAGTCGTCCGCCGCCTTTTCCTGCTTCACGGAAATCTTGGCCGGATGCACCTGCTCGTTGAACTGCCCGAAGTAATCATCCTTCATCAACTGAATCATCTGCACCAGTTCCACCGACAATTGCGGACTCGGGGCATTCAGGTTGATTGCTGAAATTTCCTGGCTTTTGCCCAGCGGCACCTGCGCGCCGGGGCCAAGCTTGTAATCCACGCCGCCCAGTTTCGGCACGGCCACGGCGGGCAGCGTGTCCCACTGTGCCCGATTGTAGAGCATGTCCCGCTGCTGCTTCACTTCGTTCTGCCACGTGCTCGCAATCTCCGGCACGCTTCGCACATCCGTCAGCGCCCGGCCAATGTTCTCCCGCTTGAACTCCACGAACGGATATTGCCCGTGCGCGTAGTCAATAAGCTGATGGCTGGCGCAAAAGTCATGGACATCCGTGGCTGGCTCATGCGTCACGTGCGGGCTGAAAATCGTTTCGTAAACGCCCGTCACGCCGTCCTCGTCCACCTTCTTGACGTAGCCGTACACCACTTCAATCAATGGGTTGTTCTCTTCGGTCACCTTCAGGTACGTCGTATTCCCCACCGTCTTCGTGGACGGCCCGGTCAAGCTCGTCGCTCCCAGCGCACCGGCCCACGAAGAGATGTTGCCCTTGGTTTTCTTGACTGCTTCAATCCATTCCTCGTCCCAGCCGTCCGCCTTCTTGGATTCCAACTCCGCTTCCGTCATCCAGCGCCGCCAGAAAATGGCCCGCGCCTCTTGCAGCTTCATTGTGCCCCGTGCCGCCAAGATTTCCTGATACGGCTTGCCCACCCAAACCAGCGGGTCATTTTTCACCACGTACGGCACCGGCACATTCGTCTCGCCGTTCTCCCGCAACTCTTTGATGCAGCGCCGTGCCACGCTGGTCGCCAGCGTCAACAGCCTGTCATCCTGCATCTCTTGGTCATAGAAGCCCCGGCCCTGCATGTTCTGCACCGCCACGGTCTGGTAAATCTCCTGGATAGCCGCGATGCTCGCCTCGTCTTGCGTGGGGTCCATGATCGAAGTCAGCAATTGCGCCACGTCCGGCGATTGCTGCGCCATCTGCTGAAGCTGTTCTACGGAGAGCGGCATGCGCCGCTTGCCCAACTCCCGTTCCCAACCTACGTACGCGATGGCAAAGCCATACTCGCGGGAATACTGCGCCGCCAATTCTGCCTCCAGCCGCCACTCTTCCCGGAACTTCGTATGCACCAGCCAATGCAAGTAATCCGAAATGCCCGCCACCATCGGCACGTTCCGCCAGTTTACCGTCGTGGCCCGCAGTTCCGCCTTGCGGAAAGCCGCCGTCAGGATGGCGGTATCGTCATTCACCACCGCGTCCACCAGCGGCACCCGCGTATCGCTGCAACCATTCCACGGGAGCGCCGGTTGGCCTTCCGGCATGTTCTCGTCCCACTTCCGCCCGTCCGGGGATTGCCCGGCCCACAACATGCGCCGTGTTTCCTCGTTGAACGCCACGTCGTAAAAGCCGTTGGGCATCACGCCCGCCTGCTTGAACTCCGTCAGCAGAATGTCCACGTGCACCCCCGGCGACGTTACCAGAATTTCCGAATCGTCCCTTACACTCATTACCCCATCACCCGACTTGATTTCCTGCGTCAGGACAACCCCCTGCCCGTGGAGTTAGGACAGTTCTGCGGGAGTTAGGACAGATTTGCCGTCCCTTCGCCCGCATTTCAAGAATCCGAAGTGCAGGCCATACCGCAAAATGAAGCTTGCCCTCTTTTGTCAAAGGCCTTTAATTGCGGTGGTTGATATACAACCGTTGGTTCGTATTGACGAATCAATGCCTTAATCATGAAATGGTTACCTAATCCTTTGGCTGCCAAGAGCCAATTTCGATATACGAACCCGCGGTTGCGCTTTTATGAAACCGCCACAAACAGCATTTTCAGTTAGACCAAATCACGCTTATGCCAGTTCATTATTTATTTGATTCATCCGGAGATTGGATTGCGTTCCGCATTGGTAAAAATGTTTTTGATGATGACGGAGATTGGATTGGATGGATGCCGTGGGATGATGCTGATGTTGTCACGACTGATGGAGATTATTTGGGGACGATTATTGGAAATCGCTTATACTACTTCAACAGCAAGCCGTATCGAGGCTATCCTGGCTACCCCGGTTACCCGGGTTATCCAGGTTATCCGGGTTATCCAGGGTATGCTGGATACTCGCCATTGCCGCCCGGGGCGGAAGATGTCAAATTTAAAAAGGGATGACATTATTACACCCACCGCTCCAGCCCCAGCATCGCCGCGATGTCCGCCTTGCGATATTTTCCCTGATTGCATCCCGGCAGCCGCACCGCCCGCAAGCCGCCCTTTTCGGCCATCTTGTCCAGCGTCTCCTTGCTCATGCCGGTCCATTGCAACACTTCCTTCCGGCCCATCATCTGTGGCTCCGCCGCAAACGCCTGCTCAACACCCGCCGCCACGTCTGTCCATTCAAGCAACAGCGCCAACTGCCGTTTCTGGTAACGCGCCTGCGAACAGCCCACCGGCTTCACTTTTTTCAGCACACCCAACTCCACAAACTTTTCGATGGTTGGCCGTGCGAAGCCCAGCGACACCACTTCCTTTTCCATCAGCAACCCAGGCCCATTTACGAACTCTTTCTTAGTCATACCCTTTTCCCTTTGTTAGTTTTCCAAGTCAGTCCGCTAAAATCCACGTCCTGCCCGTCCAAGCGCTTGATTTCGTTCCACATGGAACAGTTTTGCCAGCGCCATGTAGCGCACTAAATCAGCAAAATCCTTGCACGCTCCTTTGGCGCCGCCGCGCCCGGTATAGTTTTCAAACATCCAAATGACTTGCTGGCAATCCTCAGCCACAAAAAGCTTTGGCGCGTTCAACAACGGCATCAGCGGGATTTCCTGATTCCAGTCCAACAGCTCATTCACCATGCCCAGCCCTTCGTCCTCGTTCACGCCGCTGGCGGGAATCAGTTCCATCGGCTGGCCGATCAGCTTGCCGTCCGGCCCGTACTGCGGTTCGCCAAACTCGTCAATGATGCACGTCCCGCCTTTTTCCGCCATGTGCTCGCTGGCCCCGGCGCGCGGGTCAATGTAGCGCTCGGCAATGTCCTCAAACACATTTGCCAAGTCCCCATTCTGCCGCCGCGCACGTTCCAACAGCTTCGCGTGGTATGGGTCCGCGTCCTCTTTAACGCGCTCGCACTCCAGAAACGTCTGCTTGTACTTCACAATCCCCATTCCCATGCCGTTCTGGGCTGGCCCAGGGTCACCATCCCAGCCCGCGCGTTGCTGCTCATTCACTTCCCGTTCCGTGGGCACCGCCCATTCACCGTAGGTCTGCGCGTCCGGCCAATCCCGGTAGATGTAATGATCTCCGCTCGGCGTCACGCGCACCCAAATCGTCGCCCAATTCCGCGCGCCCGCCGGGTCGGTAAAGAAGTAATTCGTGCCCACGGACGGCAGGTGCCCACGCTTCACGATGTTCCACGCGCCAAACTTTGGGAATGCCCGCGCCACGCTGTCCCGCGCAAACCCATACGCCACCCGTTCAATGAACTCGCTGGTTTTGCCCTCGCACAGCGCCTTGATCTCGTCGTAATAAGTCCGGCCCGGCGCAGGCCCAAATTTGTTGAACAGCGAAAAATAGTAAATCGCCATCGCCTTGATGCCCGGAAACTGGCACTCGCGGATGTATGGCATGTGCCCTTTGGGAATGTCCGGCAGGTTCTGCCGTGGCAGCAACTCCGCTTCGCGGCTTTCCAGCGTCACGGCGCTGCTGCCCACCATCTCCTTGATCGCAGGCGTAATCCCCTTAACCGGCGTGAACGACCACAGCAGCTTCGCCTTTCGGAACTTCAGCCGGCGCGCAAACATCTTTAGCCACGCCAACGGCATGGATTCGTCCGCCACCGCCCCAATATTTGGCGGAACGAATGCCTTTGCCGACCGCAACTGCTCGCACGTGTTGGCGTACTCATAGGCGGGCGCGCCGAATTCCCAGCCCTCATAATCCCCCGGCTCTTGGTTGTAGGTGAGGAAGTGAATTTCGCTGCCGTTCGGCAGCACCAGCTTCCGGTCCGTAAACCCGCCCGCCTGGCTGTAGTTGATTTTGTAAATCTCGTCCCGCTTGCCGTTCAGGGTCCCAAAATGCGGTTTCAAGTAATACCACACCAGCGCCTGCACCGTCTTGATGGATGCCGTTTCCGACTCGCTCAAAATGGCCAGCGTCGAGCGGGCGAACAGCACCGCCGTCTGACATCCTCGCTTGATCGAGTAAACGGTTTTCGATGCGCGATTGCCGCCGAAGATGCCCAGCACATCCGCCGCCTTCGGGCGCGCTCCATTTCTTTGCCACGACCCCAGCAACAGCGCATCGCTATCCGCCCACGGTTCAAACTCCCAGCCATACCACAGCGGGTCCTGTTCTGCCGCTTCAATCCGTACCTGCCGCCGTTGCAGCAAACTGCTTAATTCCGCTTGCCAGTCCTTTGGCCGCGCCGCCATCAGCGCCCGCATCCATTCCGCGGATGGTAATTTCAAAATCGGATGCGGCGACACCTTCAAGGTCGCCCACATCCGGTTCAATTCCGCTTCCCCGAACCCTCGTTCGCCCATGCCCATTCCCTTTCCTTTCCGCCCTTTCATCGAACCGGTCCGCCGCCGTCACTTTGGCACATCTTGCGGCAGCGGTCTCTCGATCTCCGGGTAGCTGTCTCCGTCCGCCATTCTCAGTCCATTTCTGGCAATTTTCACTCCGAGGTAATGGACGTTGAACGCCTTAATCATCAGCGCCAGCCCGGTTTGCGGATACATTGATTTCAGGCTCATTCGCTCGCGCATAAAACGGTCACGCAACACCGAACAGGCGCTTTCAGGAAGATCGCCGCTGTACACGTGATTCAAGAACTCCTCGACCCGCTGTTGTCCATGCAACGGTTTGGCGAGATAGTAGAACGCCGCTGGCGCGCTCTTCGCGATGAGGTTCAAATGGTTTGCCGTCAATCGGGACGCCAAGTGGACCGCTTCCAGCAGTGCTTCGGCATTCGTTTCCACAAACTCGACGATGTCCAATCGGTTGGTCTTTTTGGTGTACGACACCGGCGTTATCGTCTTCCTCTGAAAACCGATGACCAGCGCCGCCACCGCAGCCATTTGGTTTCCGCTCGTCAGCCTCAACGTATCTGCGATGCTCCGCGACGCGCCAGTATCAATCACCTTGTACAAGTCCTCGTCGTCAGTCCGCAGTAGAATGAACGGTTGCGGCATATTGCTTTCGACCACCGCCCACATACGATGCTGGCCATTGGCAAGTTTGCCTTTCACCAACGTTATAGCGTCACAGGTCAGGCGAAACCGGCCCGCTTTCATGTCCTCCGCCAACGTCTTGACCCGTCCCTGCCTTACATTCCGTTGGCCGTCCAGCAGGTTTTCCAGGTATTCCGCTGCCTTCTTTGGTGTGATCGAGACTATGTCCACTTGCGCATTCATTAACTTCCTTTTGTTGTTGGTTTTTCTTTAAGTCCTGCAAGCTCTCTTCAACTCCTGCCAGCCAGTCAGCAGCCTTGCGCCCGTCTGTGCTGCGCTGCCATGCAATCAAGTCCACGCAGGCGCGCCACTCGCAATCCTCCACCGGCACGCCCAAGGCGTAATACTCATCCGCCCGCCGCATCACCCAGGCGTGAACCGGTCGGGGTTGCCGCAATGCGTGGTGCATGATCGCCAGCCGCATTTGTTCCGGCAGTTGTAGCGTCCGCCCGAACATCACCGGATTGTCACGCGGCACTTCGCAATAGCGGTCCAGGTCCCGATCCGCGCGCCGCCGCATCTCCGCCAGCACCGCCTCGCGGTTGGCCTTCAACAAGGTCATCAGCTCTTCCGGAATGCGTCCGCCGCGCACGCGCGCCTTGCCGTCCTCCAGCAACAGCGCCGCGCCGTGTCCCTGAATTGCGTCAATGATCTCCCCTGCGGTCATGCTCAAAATTCCTCGTCCATTTCCGCCACCGGCTGCTCCACGTATTTCTTCGGCAGCCGCCGCTTGTCCTCCAGCTTCCACGGGCTTACCTCCAGAAACTGCAAGCTGTCGTAGTGAAACCACAGAAACCGCGCCGGGCAGTCGCCATCGCCGCCGCGCTGGGCGTCAACGATGAAATACGCGTCGTGCATCAGCACCAGTTCCTGAAACCTGTTCTTTTGCTCGTCCTGCAGACTCTCCAGGGTGGCAATCATCTTTCTCCAATGCTCCTTGAGGGCTTCCGGTTGGTCCTTCGCTGGCGCGCCTCCCAGCAGCCGCTTGAATTGGGGAATCGGTGTCTCTGGATGGTCCGCCATCCACTTGTCCGTGCAGGCCTGAAAGATCTCCTCCAACTCGTCCTGCTTCGCGCGATTGCGCCACACCACAATGACGTTGAACGCCAGATTGGTGATATAGCTGCTGCCCATCACGTCATAACGGTGCGGAATCGCAGCTTCGCCCTTGCGGTCATTGGGCTTTTTGCTGTGCGCCACCAGGTGGATATGGACGTTATTGCGCTGCGCGAATTCGATGATTCTGTCCATGAAGGCCCGTTGCGCATTCCAAATTTCCTGTCCTTCGCCGTCCAGCCCGCTAAACCGCATGAGACTGTCCAGGACGAACTGCCGCACGCCGTATCGCTGGTACGCGTACTGCATTACCTGCAACACATCCTCAATATCCGCATTGCCCACGGCGTCATACACCCACACTTTTTGCCCCAGCGGTTTCAAACACCGCTCGCGAAACTTCGCCCGGTCGTCGCAAACTTCACGCACGCCCATCGCCATCCGGATGAGCTTTTTGTACGTCTCCGGGGCCTGTACCTCCAGCGACGCAATCAGCACGCGCTCGCCCTGCCAGCACAGGTCAATCATGCAGTGGTTCAGCACTTCCGATTTGCCATGCTTGTTATAACCGGTCCAAACCGTTACCTCGCCGTAGCGGAAACGAAACGGCAAGCTGCTCCCGAAGTAATTTCCCCAGGGCAGCAACAGCCCAAGCTGTGCCGTGCCTTCCGGGTGAAATTTTTCCCAAATCTGTTTTTCAAAAGCATAGATGTCCTTGAGCTTTTCCGGCTTGATGACTTCCGCATTTATCACGCACGCATCCGCGCCGGTGGCATCCGTGCCCGCCTGCAAGCACTCGTTGATGTCCTTAAACCGCTTCTCTTCGTCCTTCATCGGCAGGCGCACGATATCCGTGCGGGCGATGCCCAGCCGCGTCACGATCTCCACCACCTTGGCGCGCCCGGCGGCGTCTTCGTCAAAGCTGACGTGGATTTTGCCGAACGCCTGCAACCAGTCGTAACACTGTTCAATCCATCCCAAATACTTTGCGCCGCCCGGCACGCTCACCGCCGCTCGGCCGTATCCGGCCCACGTAATCGCGTCAATTTCACCTTCGCAAATCACGAGTTCGCCGCCATTCTGATGCGCGGTTTTCACCACGCTGCTTTCCATTCCAAACAAAACGCTTCGGCCGCCCTTGGGTTCGCGCCACTCGATTTTCTTGCCGTCTGGACGGTCCACCTTCACCACCTTGCAGAATTCAAACAGCGGCTTTTCCCGGTTGGCTGGCCAATTTGCCGGACGCCACTTGTACGCGAACGAATACGCCTCGCCGTCCGCCGTCTGCCCCACGCTATAATCGGCCAGCAGTTCCGGTTTCAACTGCCGCTTCCCTGTCAGGTATTTGAACGCCTTGCCGTCCGGGTCGAACGCGCGGAATTTTTGCGGGTCAAAGGCGCCCCGCTCCGGTGTGCGTTCGGCGGCGTTTTTTACAGATGGCGGCTGGAACATCTTCGCGCCCGCGCCCGGCAACGCCACGCCCACGGCATTCGCCACTGCTTTCAGCGCTTCCGGAAACGCCACGCCCTGCCGTCGCATGATCCACTCGTATATGTCCCCGGTGGCGTCGCAGCCAAAACAGTGGAATGCCCACGCGCCCTCCTTGCGAAATACCGTGAAGCTCGGTGTGCTGTCGTCGTGAAATGGGCACTTCGCTTTGAACTCATTCGGGCCGCCCGTCAGCGCAATGCCGTCGCGCCGAATCCACTCCGCCAGGTCCACGCTGCCCTTCAACTGCTCTTTGATCGCATCCCGGTCATTCATAATCCCGCCGCCTCCTTCATCTTCTGAATCGTGATCGTTGATTTGCCGGGCGGTTGCGGCGCGGCATCGCCGTCCGGGCGCGCGGAATTTTTTGCGCCGAAAATCTGCCTGCGCTTCCACAGTTCATCCGCCAGCGCGCAACGCCAGTCCGCAACCGGGCGCGGCGGCTTGCCCGTGACCCACGAGCCATCCACGGCGGCGGCGGTAAATCCGTTCCATGCCGCTATGATTTCTTCACGCGTGTAACCGCTCGGGTGCTTCTCAAACCAAGCCGCCGCTTCCTCCGCTGAAGGAGCATTGTTGACCCGGGGGTCGCCTTCTCCCGTTCTGAGGTTCTGATTCTGAGGCTTCTCGGATTCTGGGGTTCTGTCGGCATTCTGCGCGTCATTCTGCGTGCCCTGCGACGCATTCTGCTCACCAGTCTGCCCGGCATTCCGCTCATCCTTCAGCGCGGCAAACAGCACGTCATAATCAATGATGGTGATAACCGTGCCGACGTTGTTTTGGTGCAAGGACACTTTCCGTGCGTCCCGCAAGTCCTCCAGAAACCTGTCCACCTTCTTGTAAGACCATTGCCACCGCTCCGCCAGGCTCTTGACACTCCGCCCGACTTGACCCCGTTTCAAATGCACGTCCACGCCGCGCGACTTGGTATCCCGGTCGTCATCATTGGCGAGCAAAATCAAATCCAGCCACGCCTGCCCCCGGCTGAATGGCTCCATCAGCCAAAAGTCGTCGTAGATGATTTGGCGGTCGAGCACCACGGCTCCGAAAACTCGATTGCTCATCACCACGCTCCTTTCCTGCGGGGTAATGGTCCCACGAGGTCAAAGCTGCTCGCCCACGCGGTTGGCGTGGCTCGTAGGGCCATTCCCGGCACAAAGTTGGTGTTGTCTCTGACATTCACAGTTTTGATGTTCATGGGGTTGGTAACGTCAACGCCGGGAAAATGCGCCGACACGATGCCTGCGTTTTTCACCGGCACGCGCAACACAATCAGTTCCACGCCCGGCGCGGCTTTTTTTTGCAGCGCCGCCGGGAGTCCGCTGGACGGTCTTTTTACACTCAGTAAATTTTTGGCTGCGCTGGTAATGCTCTTGACCATGGAAATGCGTCCTTTTGATTTTTAATTTTCTGAAGCCAAAGGATCGGGCGTCAGGCCGTCACCGGGGGTGTCGGCCCCCCCCCGCCCCCTCCATTCGATTCGGCGGCATGGTCGGGGCTGGGGTCGGTCGGTGCCATCGGTTCGATGGCCGGGCTGGGACTGGCCGGTGGATTGGGACTCGGTGCCGGGACAGCCGGCTCCGGGCCAGAAGTTGCATCTAAGGTTGCATCTTTCCGGGGCTTGCCCCCTGTTTTCGGCCTTTCCAGCAGTTTTTGCGAGGATTCGGAATCCTCGTGACCCAAAACCGCATCGGAATTGCACACCGGCATGGACTCGAACACCCGGTTGATCGCCTCGGCTGACAGGTCGCGGTCCTGGGCCTTCATGGCGGCGCTGATTGAAGTCGGTTCGCCGCGCGCGAGCGCCCTTTTGTCGAACATTATCGCCACTCCAACCGGTATTTGGGCGGCGGGTATTTTTCCCTCTTCGAGCGCATCCCGATACACCGTCACGCCCGCCTCGATGGCATCCTCCATCGCCTGCGTCACCCTTTCTACGTAGGGGGCCATTTTTCCCTGGCCGACGAGCACGCGCCGCGCCGCACGCACGGTCTTGGGACTGATGGACATTTCCCGCGCAATCCGCTTCACGCCCCAGCCACACACCAGCAATTCCACCAATCGCAGCGCCTTCGTGTCGTCCTCCAGCAACCGCACGCCGGTATGCTCGTAGCGCCGATGAACGATTGACTCCAGCACTGCCGGACATGCTGGCAGGCCGTCGCCATCGAACAGCTCCGTCTGGCTTGTGTTCTGCCGTTCCAGCAACTGTTCCCGCTTCGTGTCCCTCGCCATAATCCTGAATCTCATTCCCAAAAACTCCGCGCGCCGTTGTCATGCCTCAGCCTCTGCTTGCGCGGCCTTCCGCCGCAGTTCGCCGACCGTCCGCGCCGCAATACCCGGTTCTGGAAAAACCCGCCGCGCGCTCAACCACGCGTTAATGGCGCTCGCCGGTATGCGGTAATCCGGCTGTTCGGTCGTGCCGATGTTCACCACGTCGGTGCCAAACTCCCGCGCTTTCAAGCGATTCTTCACCGTGCGATGGCACACGCCCAAAAGACTTGCCGTCTCGGGCACCGTATAGAATTTTTCAATGACTCTCATGGTTCACCGCCGCGTCATCGTCAGCCCTTCTTCGTTCGCTTGACCTTGTTTGCCTTGGCCAATTCCTGCGCCCGGACGCCGATCTCCTGCGCCACATGGCTCATGGCAAAAACGCCTTCCGTCGCCTTCGACATCGCGCCGCCCAGGTATCGCGTCATCAACGATTCCAACGCCGTGCCGTTGCCCGTGGCCAGCGCTTGCACATCCAGCCCCGTGGCCGATTCTGTTACCGTGACCTCCAATTTCATGCTCATGTGATTTTAGGTTGTCTCGTACCCATTGAAAAAGTTGCCGCGCGCGCCGGTGGATACTGATCTGGAAGCGTGCGGTTGGCACTGCTGACGTTCTGGCCATTCGGCTGGCTCGTCGCCAGCAAACAGAACACCCTGTTCCCTCATAGCCCTATTCCCCATTCTGGATGCTGTACAGCCAGCCAGAACGCCAGCAAGTGCCGCCGCCGATTGCGACGAGACTTAAAAAATATCCCGGTCCACGCGCGCGCGATGACGCCGCCTTTGCATTCACAACCGCAATCGCGCATGGCCAGGAAAGTGTTCATCGTAAATTTGTAGCCGCCATAAGTTGCTTTAATTAGTAAGTCGGCACAGTTCGAGCGTTGCCATTTTTTCCTGCTGGCTATTCGTCTTTCAACACCTCGACCCGCACACCCACCAATCCCTTGATATCTCTGATTTTTAACAGCGAAGCGCTCTCCACGAATTTGCCCTGGCTGATGCCAAGATGCTTGGCTCCGCGTCTGATGGCGTCCGCCGCCTCGCGGTGGACCCTGATGTACATACCCACCTTATTGTTCTTCCGGACCTTTGCCGGTTGCAGGGTGATTTGTAGCATGAAAACGACTGTATATCGTCTGATATACGCTTGGAAGCAAAATTAGTTGCCGTGTATATACGAATATGCTAGAACCTGCGGCTATGTAATCACTTCCGCAAAAAATAATTATTGACGTGATATACATTTTGCGCTTATTCTCAAGCCCAGACCATGAGCACCAAAACCCCAAAACAAATCCGGCTCTCCCCCGAAGGCCGATTCTTCCTCGACACCTGCAAGAGCAACACCCAATACACGGACACTAAGATCATGGAGTTGTGCCTTGCCCTTCACGCGCTGACGCTCGGACGCGAAGTCCGCCGCGCCCACGAATTCCTTTACCAAAACCTCGTCCAAGCAGTTCAAGACCGGGCGCGCACGGAACCGCCAGCCCCGGCACATTAATTCCACTGACTAATCACAGGTTCTTTGCGCGCCCAATTGCATGTTGGGCGCGTAGCTGTTTTCCACAATGCAACACTACATCCTAGACCTTGGCGGGTCGCCCGTACCCGCGCATGACATTCAAACGTGGGCCGTCTGGTTTCAGACCGCCAACCTATCCGCCGGTTACGACGTGATCGGCGACAGCGTCATCCGCACCGACTTTCAGGGCTTCGCCCTGGAGTCGGCCATCCAGCCACACCTTTGGCTCACCAAAGTCATCGGCGGCCCGCTGGACCAAGTTCAAGACCGCTGCCCAGGCACACGCGAAGATGCCGCGGCCATGCACGCCAGCATCTGCCAGCGCGTCCGGGCTTTAACCGAATAAACCAACCACAGGAAATACATGAAGCATCGCCGTACGTTCACCACCGAATTTAAACTCGCCGCCGTCAAACGCTGCGACACCGAAGCCATTGGCGCCGTCGCCAAGGATCTTGGAATTGTTCGCAGCCTCCTCGACCGCTGGCGGTCACAGGTCGCCAACGGTCAACTTACACCGGCCGTCACGTCCCAGGCTCCCGTGGTCGCCACTCCCACGCTCGCCATGGCCACGGTCAAACGCAGCAAGCCAACCCCGGATTCCGTGCGCCAAGAAGCCATCCAACGCATCGAAAATGGAGAGAAGCCCAAAGCAGTCGCCGAATTCCTCGGCATTAAAGCTTCTCGCATCTACAGTTGGATGTGGACCCACAAGAAGATCGCAGCTAAATCCGTCAGGCTGGCCACCACACCCCTGCCCCAGCCACAGAACATCCTGAATTTCTGTCCCCACTGCGGAATGCCGCTCGCAGCCGTGAACAGAGCGCTAAACGCCATTGCGGCAATCAATCCCCGTTAAACGAACAATGAACACAAACCTCACCCGCTGGCAGCTTCCGCCTCAGCCCGACAGATACGAGGACAACCGATTCATCAACTTCCTGTCTGACCCCGACGATTACCATGTGATTCTGCTCGCCAGCATGGGCATGTCCTACAGAGTCATCGCCCAACAGACCGGCCTGAGCTACGCGCAAATCAGCTACCGGCTGCACCGCGCCAACGAGCACCGCCAGCCGTGGGACAAAATCAGCGCCTACAATTTCCGCAACGGCGTCAGCGAATCCAGCCAAGCCGTCATTCGCCTGGCTGCCAAACGCGTCAGCCAGATCATCGAACCCAGCCTGCGCCGCAACCTGGCCATAGACGTGGGCATCGGCAACGGCAATCAGCGCCATTAACCCATGAACTTCACCAGTCCGTTTACGCGCCTGCCCCGGTCCCTGGATGATCTGATGGCTGGTGCCGAATCTTTCGCCAACCAGCGCATGTGCAAGCCCGGCCACGTAAACCCCGCCTTTTTCTTCATCAGTGAGGACGGCACGCCCGGAGCCATGTTCTTCCAAAACGGCGAATTCAACGAAGCGCAAAAGGCATGGTTCGCCGATACCTGCCGCTTCGTCGCCGTCGCCACCGCCGCCAGCGCCTGCTGCCTCGTGCTGGAAGTGTGGGTAAGCACCGGTCATTTGCCGCCTGACGCCGACCCCGAAACGTACGAGCCGGAAGTCATGCCGTCCCAAAATCCCGACCGGCAGGAAATCATCCTCATCCAAGGCGAAACACGCGAAGCCGTCAAAAGCCATGCCCTGAAAATCGTGCGCTACGACAACGGCACATTCGCCAGCCTCGTCGCGCCGGACGTTCCCTTGTTCAGCACCGACAGCGGCTGGCAAATCTCCGGCAGGTTCACGCACCTGCTTACGGGCGTCGTTCCTCCCCCCTCAATGCGCGCCGCCGCCAAAGTGTTCCTTGAACTCCACGGCGTCCAGTACAACCGCCTCTTCCTCAAATGACCGCCGAAAACTTGCCTGCGCTCGCCGCTGGCCGTTGACACCGCCAACATCAACGGCTCCCGAGGTTCGTAAAAATTGGTTAATATCCCACCATCGAGGACTTTACAACTCTGTGTGTTTCTGCAACAATCCCATCACATTCTCCATGGAAGAGCCGAACGCACCCCGGAAAGAACGGGACGAACCGCCGCCCGTTGACGTAGATTGTCAAGTTGACTGCGGTCCATTTAGGTGTGTGGCGCGATATACGGCCGACGGTAGATGGATTGACCTATACACTGGTAAGGAAATCGAGAATGTGATTTCTTGGCGGGTACTCTAGTCGGATTTGTTCAAAGCAAAATTTCGCTGTTCGTTTAGGGTTGGCATAGAGGCTTTGCTTGCAGCGCGGGAGAGAACAGCGATCCCCCTAAACCGCGTTGCCCTTCTGAGCGCCTTGGTGAAGGCGTATTAAACCTCATCACTCTGAAGGCCGGGCGCAAGCCCGGCCTTTTGCTTTTCATATCTCGAAGAGCGTGCGAAACTGCTCTCCGCTTACTGGCCGCAGGTGTTTGTGGTAACGACCATCGAGAAATAATCCGCATTATCGTTATCTCCCCAAAATATTACATCCACGGTATTGGTGCCAGCTACAAGGTTCGGGAGCGGACTAAAGAGCTGCCCGCTTTGGCTTTGCATTCCCCAGGAGGCCCAAGTGTTGGAGTACACCTCGCTCGGGTTCTGGTTCACGTTTGTGCTGTTTATAAACAACATGTAGCCGTTGTCAATCGCAGTGGAGTAAACCACGTTTGAAAGCTGCTGCGGCGTGTAGCCGGTCAGGTTCAGGGTACAGTGCGCCCAAATGGTATGAGCGTTCGTCCAAGCCCAAACCGGGTTGGTGTTGACGGTGATGGGAGGCAATGGCGGCAGGTCGGGGAATGTGGCGTTGTACCGAGCCGCATAATTCGCGGGATCACTGAACGGTCCAGTCACCCAGTTGGTGAACACCGGGGCCACCATGTTCGGTGGGTTGGTGTAGATGGTGAACACCGGCACGTTCGTGTTTATATTTGCCGGACTAAGCTCATTCCAATCCGTTACGTACCAAAGGGAGTTGGGAGCAATCAAATCAGCGCTTTGAGCCGTTTGACGATTCGTGTTGGAAAACGCGGATTGATACGTAAGCCCGGAATACCCGTCGGTAAAATCCAGCGCCACCACGTAGTAATAAGTCTGTCCCGGCGAAGCACTGTTATCCCAATAGGCCCACGCCCCGGAAGTCGGGTTGGTGGCAATCAGCGAAAACGGTCCGTTCGGATTGGTGGAGCGGCCAACCACAAAAACCGTGTTGCCAAGCCCGTTTTGCAGCAGCGCCGTAGTGGTGCTGTCCTCCGTCCATTCCAGCGCCGCCGAACCGCCAAAGAGGTCGCATTGGCCGGAAAGGTATGGAGCGCCCACAACGTAAATCGTCACCGTGGCGGGTGACGATGTCCAAACCCCGTCGCTCGCGGTATATTGAAACGAATCGGTCCCCTCGAAATTCCGGTTCGGCGTGTAGGTCAAATCCAGGCCCGAACCGGTCAGCGTTCCGTGTGCGGGGCCGCTGGTCACTGAACTGGTCCAGCGGTTGGATTCCACGCAGCCATCAGAATCCCCCGCGTTCAGTGCGATCACCACGGGAATATTTGTGCTCGTTAGCACGTTCTGGGTATTGGCGGTGATGCCCGTGTCGCCCACAGTCACCGTGACGACATTCGTGGCCCAATCACCGGTGGATGCCGTAACAAGGTACATAAAACTGTCCGTGCCGGTGAAATTGGTGCCGGTGGGAGTGTACACGCAGGCATTGCCGGAAAGCCCCGTTATTTGGCCATGCGCCGGATTCACGACAATGATATAGGTAAGCGACTCGTTGCAAGAGTCCCCGCCGGACAGCGACACGGTCACGGGCGTACCGCTGCACGTCTGCACCTGAACGGCGTTGGCGGTAACTGGGTCGGAAACATATAACGTGACGACGGCCGGCGCGGAAGAGTAGTCGCCACTGGTGGCAGTGTAGGCGAAGCTGTCTATCCCTTCAAAAGAAGCGGCTGGCGTATAAGTGACCCAGCCCGATGAATCAATCGAAACGGTTCCGTGCATGACATTCGTTACAACGGTATAACTTAGCGGCAGACCGCTGGGGTCGTCTACGTTCACGTAGAAACCGCCCCATGAGTTTGGACAAAAATGCTCGTTATCGCCGTAAGCGTAGGGATATAATTCCGGATTCGCGGTCAAAACATTACTAGCGTAGTAATATGATGGGTCAATCAGGTAATTCGTATTTTGAACTAACGTCAAAACAATGGATTTGTCGGGCGTGATTCCAACGTCGCTGGGTACGATTTGAATGTATGCGTACCCCGAATCGGCGGGGATAGTAATCGCAGTGCCGATGGCGGCATAATCAGTGCCATTCGTAGCGGTGCCTGATATGCCGTAATAAACGGTCACATTATTGGTCGGCGTAGCCTCGTCATAAACACGAAAAAAGCCATCTTGTCCAGAGACAGCGTTGGTCGGTTCGACCGCAGATTGAGTTGCTTCAATTTCGATAACCGGATATGCATGGTGAGCCCTGAAAAACATCGCGGTGCCGTTCGTGATGGAAACCAGGGACGAAAAAGCCGTTTCCCCGGCCGACGCGCCAATAATAATCTGCCCCAAATCCCACGAGTCGTTCGCTAGGTTCGTCGTGGAGAGCAGTTGGTAATTGTCGCCATTGGTGGTGTTATGCAGGGTAAATCCAAGATTGCCGCCCCCTTGGTTGGTTAATCCGATCCATAGCCCGTTGGTGTAATTAATGGGCTGACCGACCCCGTCCGAAATGGGACTCGAATTGGTTGTGCCGCCGTCTCCGCCAGGCAGCGGAGGAAGTCCCGCGTCCTCCGCTTGAACCCCTGCCGCCATTGTTTGAGAACCTGAACCGTCTTCCACGAGGTAAACCCCCGGCGAAACTTGAACAACCGGCACGGAACTGCCGCATGGGTCGAACGGCAACGGCGCGGAGCCGACGCCGCCGACCGATTGCAAATAATAAACACTACCCGAGGCCCCTTCCGCGTGGACCAGCGGCGCAAGGCATAATGCCGCCCATGGCACGGCAGCGGTCAGGAGTAGTTTTATCAGGTTTCTTTTCATAGTTCTATTTTTTACTTTTGCGTATGTTGCGCTTTCAGTTGTTGCGTTTTTCCCTTCAGACCAAAAATTCCGGCAACCAGCAAACCGCCCATTGCCAATAATGCCAAATCCGACGGCTCTGGCGTGGCTACAATGCCTTCCCGAAACCACAAGTCAACGGGGGGAGTAAACGGATATCCGCCGCCGTATAACTGCCCGTAGGGATAAGTGTGGTTTAATACGGCAACTGACCACACATTGTCCCCAGTAAGTTCGACTGGCGAAAGATAATAGGTTTGCCCTGGGGTTAAAGCGACTGGTGTTGAAAAATAAAAGTTTGTCACCCCTGAGAATGTAAGTTGGTCATTATTAAAGTCTGGCGGCAAATACACCCTCTCGGTACCTCCAAGAAATGTGGGATTTTCTGGCGAGCCGCTGAAGAGGGCGACGCTCATCGTTGCTCCGCTGGTGTTTGAGTCGAGGTAATCCGATATTTCGAGCTGGACAACCCCAATTGAGGAAAAAGTCGGCACGAACGATTCGTACAATGTCATTTTGTAAAGATCAAAAGTGTCGTAATTGATCTTTTCCGGCGTGGTGTCTGACTGTTGGTCATAGACCACGCCTTGACCATGCAGTCGTAATGCGGTCGCCAGGCAGAGCGCAACCGCCAATTTACATAAAGTGTTCTTCATAATTAGTTGTTGTGCATTTTTCCCTTCAGGCCCAAAATTCCTGCAACCAGCAAACCGCCCATTGCTAATAATGCCAAATCCGACGGTTCCGGCGTGGCTACAATGCCTTCCCGAAACCACAAATCAGTTGTGGGCGTAAATGGGGTCCCTCCACCGTATAACTGCCCGTATTGGTATGTGTTGTCCGTTACAGCGACTGACCACACGTTATCTCCAGTAATTTCAACTGGCGAAATGTAATAGGTTTGCCCTGGGGTTAAGGCGATTGGCGTTGCATAATAAAAGTCGGCTATTCCTGAATATGCAATCCCGTCGTTATGGAAATTAGTCGGCAACTGGACTCGTTCGGTGCCTCCAATTAACGTAGGGTCTTGCGGCGAGCCACTGTAGATGGCGACACTAATCGTTGCCCCACTGGTGCTCGTATCAGGATAGTCCGTCAATTCGAGTTGGACAAAGCCAATTGAGGAGAGAGTTGGCACAAATGCCTGCATCAATAGCTGACGGGAAATAATCAAACTATCGTAATTGGCCGTTTCCGGCGTGGAGTCTGACTGTTGGTCATAGACCACGCCTTGACCATGCAGTCGCAATGCGGTTGCCAGGCAGAGCGCAACCGCCAATTTATCAAGATTGTTTTTCATAATCGCAATTAAGGCATAGCAGGCTCTACTAAAGAACTGTCCCGACTATTGGCACAATTCATAATTTGTTCAATTAAAAACGAAAGATATTGTATTTTCTAATGCAATGCAGTAGTCATGTATCGGTTCCTGGGGCAACAATTCGCACTTGCATAACCAAAGCGGTTAGCTTAATGTCAGCTCACCGGGGCAATCCCGCCCCAAACAATCGAAGGAAACGCATGAAGAAAAAGAACAAGGCAGCCGTAGCCCTTGGCCGACTTGGCGGCAAAGCCAAGTCCGCAGCCAAAACCACCGCCGTCCGGGAGAACGGCAAACTCGGTGGACGCCCCCGCAAAACGCAACCCAAACCCCTCAAATGAAATCATTCAGACTCTTCAAACGCCGCGACGACGGCACGGAGATGCCGCCCACTGAATCAGGTTACAAAGACCGCCCGTACTACTTCCGCTTCTCCTGCCGTGGCAAGAGCTACGTCCGCGCTCTGGACACTGCCAAAGCCACGGAAGCCCAGGACCGCGCGCGCGCCAAGTACAACGAAATCGTGCAAGGCGTCATCACCGGCGAGTATGACCGGATTGACCACACCAAAATCCGGCAGGATACCACCGGCAAAATCAAAGCCCTCCTGGAAGCGTACACGGATGGCCCCAGCGACGCCTCGCTTTCCACGCGCAAAAACAATTGCAGCAGCCTCTGCCAAATCGTTGCCGAGACCGGCTCCATCCGGGATTTGACGCCCGTCGCTGTCCGCGCTTTCTTCGCCGATGTGAACAAGAAAGCCTTGGCCGAACCCGACCAAGCCACCGCCGCCAGTATGCGCCGCACTGCCAATGCCGTTTGGCGCAAGGCAAAGTCCCTGTTTACCCCGAAGTGTTTGGAGCACTACCGGCAACTCGATCTCTTTCACCCCTGCATGATCGAATTCGTGAATGCCGGCGAAGCCGCCAAGTTCACCGGCCGGAGTGTCCCGAAAGTAGCCTACAACCCTCCCACTGACGCCATCATCGCCAAGACCCTGAAAGCATGGGACGAACTGGCGGACACGAACCGGGACTTGTACCTCGCCATCGGTCACGAATTGAGTTTTGGCCTGCGCATCTCGGAGGTCGCGCAAGTCCAGTGGGACTGGCACCAGGTCCGCAACGGCTACCCCGTCCTCGACAGCAGCGCCCACGTGAAAGACGGCAGCGGCCTGCTACAAGTCCGCGCCCTCGACCCGTTCTTCAGCCAAATGATGGCGACGGTTGAACGCAACAAATGGCGTGGCGAACCCGAAGACTTCATCATCCCCGGCAGCAATGCCTACCGCACGGACGGCTTGTTCCGCGCCGCCACCAACTGGCTCCGCACTCTTGGCTGGAAGACCCACAAGACGAATCACGCCCTGCGCGCCTACACCGGCGGGCTGATCGCCATGCGCTACTCCATCTACGAGGCGCAAATGTTCCTGCGTCACAGCAGCGTCAAGGTCACCGAAAGCAACTACGCCCACTTCATCCAGAAATTCAAACCAGCGGACATCGAAAGCATCCCCGCCCGTTGGGCAGTCGCTGATGCAACCCCGAAATCCGCTGATGCAACCTCCCCGGCGAAAGCCGCGAAAGCAGCCCCCAAAGGCGCAAAATCCCCAGCAAACACCGGTGCAAAGACGCAAATTGCATCAGCCAACCGCGCTGATGCAACTTCTGATGCAACATTTCAATTCCAAGTGGTTCCACCCGGTTCCGGGACACAGCCCCCGGAAACCGACCTATCGCGGAATTAA